CATTCTGCGGATTTATCCCATGGCCTACCTATCGGGATAAATCCGCAGAATGCGAAAGATGGCACAAAGCTTATGAGGTAGAACGGGAGGCGCGTGTCACCTCAAACGCTCAGACCGTCGAGCTGCTCGAGCTTGCCAAGACCTCGCATAGCATTCTTGTCGCTTGGTTCGGTACCGTAGGAACTACGCGACAGTCAGGAGGAGCCGATGTTGTGGTTCCGACACCGAGATAGAATTGGCACTGATTCTCAGGAAGCTCTCCGAGATGCGGAGCAGAACCTAAAGATAGTGCAAGAACGTGGGCCGGAAGTAAGTCAGATCGCGGGTTCGTTAAAGAACATACGCGAACGAAACCACTTCAGGGAGGCTTTGCAAGAGATCATCACGGGTCACGGAGGAAATCTAAATGCCACACGACGTTGATACGCTAAGAGCGTGGATACATATTGTCCTCCTCATAGCGGCGGGGTGCACTACGTCTGTTCCATTCATCTATTCATTTTCACCCTGGTACAAGAGCAGTCTCGGCCGACTATTCATGCTGCAAGCTGTTTCTTTCGCAACAGCGATGGATCTCAGCGCCACATTCGCGTGGTGGACTCCGACCGATATTCTGATCCTGTTCTGGGTCGATGCTCTCGTACTTACAAGTGTTGCGTTCTCCACCGCTGCTCTGGCATATTTGATCTGGTGGTTGAACCACAATAAGCCGAAAGGAAAGCCTAAACATGCAGCTTCACAGTCGAGTTTATGACGTGCTCAAGAAGATCGCTCAGCTCTACCTACCAGCTGCGGGTGCGCTATATTTCGCTCTGGCTGGGATTTGGGGACTGCCGGCTTCTGAGCAGGTGACCGGATCTGTCGTGGCGCTTGACACCTTCTTGGGTGGCATTCTTAGCCTGAGTGCAGCGTCGTATAACAACAGCGATGCTAAGTACGACGGTTCAATGGTCGGGGCAGTGGCGCCTAGCGGAAAAACTACGTATACGCTAGTGCTGAACGATATCGAACCTGAGGATTTGGTGCAAAAGGATCAGGTCACTTTCAAGGTGGATAACTCGGCGGTTCCTCCGCCGGCTGCAGTAACTGCGTAATCTCCTGGGTCGCAAGTAAAACACACCCTATAACGAGACCCCTATAAAAGGAGAACGTATGTTCACCAAGACCCAGACCGAGCCGACCCAGCTTGTGTTGGCGATTGACGGTGTGTTGAACGAAATGGCCACGACCAGTAGTAGTTCCAAAGAGTATGCCGCGATGGCGGACCAGCTTGTCAAATTGATGAAACTCAAAGAGGATATTTCCTCCAAGAAGACCATCAGTTCTGACACCCTGGCCCTTATCGCCGGAAATCTTGCTGGAATCGTATTGATTTTGACCCACGAACACGCACACGTCATCACCAGCAAAGCACTCAGCTTCGTGATGAAACTCCGGTAACAACCAAACCTTAATAAGGCCTAAGACGTAGAAGGCGTGTGAGACTAACAATCTTGCACGTCTTCTATATTTGCCCAAAACACGGCCTATAAAAATTTGCCTTTCGCAAGGAAAACACACCCTATAATGAGACCCTAACGAAAGGACTGCCAATGTTTGGAAGACTTGCAATTGAATCTAGAGTTGTCAAGAAGTCTAAGGACGATACTCCCACCGTGGAAGTAACCCATCTCGACCCCGAGCAGATCGCACAGATCGCAAAGGAGTTCGTGACTTACGTTGCCGTAACCACTGTTGGAGTAGTCGCCACTACGACCATCTTGAAGACTGTTTGTAAGATTGCTGTTATCACAGCAAAAGCAAAAATCCGTTGAGTTTAAAGCCTGATCCCCACAAGGGATTTAGGTTTTCATTTTCGAAAAATACCCCGGGTGAGATTTTTGGTAGGAAGTCGCAGGAATTACAAGGCCTATAATGAGAAGATAAGTAAGACACGAAGGTGTAGAGACATATCTCTACCTGCTAGTTAGACATTTTAGATGGATGCTAACTCTAGGTCTTCTCTTTAAATTTTTCCTCGCAGAAATTACAAGGCCTATAATGAGACCCCCTATGAAAGGACCATCATGACCATGATCGAAGAGATCAACGCTATGAGTGACCAAGAAGTAGCCAAGCTCAACAAGAAGCTCGCCGTGAAGGTGCTGATGACTCGCGTCGTCGCCCCGATCGCCATTGCTGTTGTTGCGCACGTGGCTGTTTCCTTGATCGCTAACAAGCTTGATAAGAACCGCTCGGAAGCCTGATCCCCCAACAGAGATCTAAAAGCCTATAAACCCCACAAGGGTTTTAGGTTTACCTTTTGCCTCCCAGCAAGACAAGCAATGCCATATTCGTTCGCCGCGGATGGTGCGTCGTTTGGGTATGATGCAGTCTTGCTGGGTTAACAACTATCAGGTAAAGGAGCACAATGCCCAGAACCTGGAAGATCCGCATATTTAGGCTCATTGCGGTACATCGATCCTGGAAGCGTCAACAAGCAGTCGCAAGGAGGTTGAAAAAAGAAGACGATCGATATTTTGACGAATTTGTCGCCGAGAGTCGAGCCCGTCCCCGTCCATTAGAGTTCCGTCGAGAAAGGTGTGAATCATGCCCTGGTACCTCTCAGTGCCGTTGTATTTTGTTCTTGTGATTCTGTGCTTCGCCGGCGGATCCTGGTGGATTCTCTCCGGTCTGCGCGACCCAAAGGAAGAAGTGAAGAATGAATCTAGGAGTACTAGCACGCCAAGCGGAGAAGTTGATCGCCGACAATTCGCCAACGATTCTCACAGCTATCGGCGTGACTGGGTCGGTAACGGCAGCATATCTTACGGGGACCGCAACGTTCAAAGCCGCTGATCTGATCCGAGAGCACAACCACGAGCTCGATATTTCAGATCAGTGGATGGCTCCAAAAGAGAAGTTCCGACTGATCTGGAAGCTCTATATTCCAGCGGCCGGCACGCTCGTTCTTACAGGTGCAGCAATCATCTGTGCCAACCGTATTGGTGCTCGACGTGCGGCAGCTCTGGCAACGGCCTATACCTTCTCAGAGCGAGCGTTCGCTGAGTACAAGGACAAGGTCGTCGAGACGATCGGAGCCAACAAAGAGCAGAAAGTCCGGGACGAGATCGCCCAAGACCGAGTTACGGCCAATCCGCCTAGCTCGAGTCAGGTAGTTGTCGTTGCTGGTGATGTGCTTTGTCAGGAAGCTCTGACTGGGCGATATTTCATCAGTAGCATGGAGACCTTGAAGAAGGCTCAGAACGACACGAACTACCAGATAATGCGAGAGACTTATGCGGCCTTGAGTGACTTCTACTACCGCATCGGTCTTCCTCCCACGGCTCAGTCCGACAATATGGGCTGGAACTCGGACATGAAGTTGCTTGAGCTGAAGTTCTCGACGGCTATATCCGAGGATCAGCGTCCAGTACTTGTGTTCGACTTCGAGGTTGTTCCGATTCGGTACGACTTCCGCCAGAACTAGCTACATCCTGCACCACCCAACCCTATCGAAAGGTTATGCAATGAACGAGACGAAGGCCATCCAGGCCACTGAAACCGCTGTTTCTGAAATGCTCGAAGGCGTGTCGGAGCTCAACAAGGCCGGCCTGCTCAATCCGATTCTGATCGGCGGTACTGTCGCTGGCGTGGTTCTGACCCTGGGCACCATGTGGGTCGTCGGCAAGGTCAAGCAGCGTCGGTTCGTCAAGAAGCTCCAGGCTCAGGAGGCCGAAGAAGTCGCAGACGAGCTCGCTGCAAAACTCGTTTAGTTCTATCCCGTAAGTCCGGCGTCACAGTTATATCCACACCAAGACCGAAAGGCACAAACGTGCTTAAGAAGACCATTGCATACAAGGACCTCGACGGCGTCGATATTTCCGAGGATTTCTACTTCGGTCTGTCGAAGGCGGAACTCGCGAAGATCGAGCTGCAAGAGCAGGAGGGAATGAAGGCTAAGATCGATCGGATCATCGCCTCGAACAACAAGTTCGAGATCATCGAGATCTTCAGCTTCTTCCTGAACAAGAGCATCGGCCGTCGCTCCGAAGACAACAAGCGTTTCATGAAGTCCGAGGAGATCACGCAGGAGTTCCTGGAGACCGATGCCTATTCGGTGCTCTTCATGGAACTCATCACGGACGCCAAGGCCGGAGTCGAGTTCATCAAGGGCATCATGCCGACGGACCTGACCGAGATGCTCATGATGGCCGGACATCTCGATGATGCCGTCGAAGCTGGATCTGCACAGAAGGCTCTCGCCGACTACACCAACGACGAGCTCTTGAATATGTCTTCCGAGGCATTCCGGGAGCTCGTCGATCGGCATCGCAATGGCAAGTCGATTCCGCAGAAACTCCTGCTGTCCGGCTTCGCCCGTAACACCAAGTAATTCATATTCCGGTGGTATAAACCCAACCCGAAAGGAACTATCATGTCACGCAAGCGCTACACCTTTGGATCGGCCCTGTTCGACCTGGTCATGATCTTCCTGACGGGTGGACTCTGGATCCTCTGGATGCTCTGCCGCGGCGCCAACCGGCGCTAGTAGTGATGTAAGGGGAGTCAGCAAGGGTAGTGACTGTAGGGGTCTTTCCCTCTACCGGATGCTGACTTTAAACGACCGCCGATGATACCCCCCGTAAAGGAACAGGCGCCCTGATCATCGCAGAAATAACCTGGCCTATAATGAGACCCCTACCTAAGGAGAACCCCATGACCAAGACCGACATTGCCAAGAAGATTGCAAAGCCCGTCGTCGCCTGGAGCACTTCCTCAGTTATCGGCGCCATTGTCCGTAACAACACAAACCCCCAGTCCAAACTGCAAGAAGCAGAGGTCATGGTGGCAGCAGTTGTTATCGGATACATGGTCGCTGAAAAATCTGAAGAAACTGTTTGCCGGATGATCGACAGCGTTGTATCCCTCTGGAATGACAACTTCGCCAAGAAAGCCTAACCGTACAACTCTCAAAACTAAAACCCGAAACTTGGGCTTTTAGTTTTTCTTTTGGATTGAGGCATTGTGGATAACTTTCCCGACAACAGCCATCAGGCTAAGGCTCGGCCGACTGAGAAAGCTGAACAAGAGCCAAAGAAGATCGAACCGATCGTTACGGGCCAAGTGATTCGTCGAAAGCCGCCTTTGGGTAAGCGTTTTATGGCGACATTCTTCGGAGGCACTGCGAGATCCGCAGTTGCATCAGTGGCTACGGACGTTCTGTTGCCGGCATTCCGAGACACAGTCGCCGATGCGTTTAGTCAGGCCGTTGAACGAATGATTTACGGTGAGGCCCGCTCCTCCAGTCGTCGTACTGGTGCCCGGCCGTCCGGATCAAACGGCTACGTCAGCTACAACCGCTATGCGCCAACTTCGCCGACCCGACGTGAGGATCCTCGAGACCGCGATCGCAATCCCAGCCGACAGGCACGGGCTTCGCACAACTTCGATGAAATCATCCTGGCAACTCGCACAGAGGCTGAGGACGTTCTTAGTGGTCTGTTCGATATTCTGACTCGCTATGAGTCGACGTCGGTGGCAGATCTGTACTCGCTGGTCGGCATCTCAGCCGAGTTCACCGACAATGACTGGGGTTGGACCGATATTCGTGGTACTGGCATTGTCCGAGTTGGTAACGGATATCTGCTGGATCTGCCGCGGCCCGAATCTCTGAAGTAGCCATGAACTCGGCAGAGATGTTCCGAAACAAAATTAGAGCAGCATACGTATCTGAAGGATGGCAACGAAAAGTCGATGATATGTCTGACAATCAAGTAGTTGCCATCTATTTCAGGCTAAAAAGACAAGGAAGAGTCGTTTAATGAATCTCTCAAATATCAAGAATGCGGTGACATCAAACGCCGCTCGTCAACTGCTTCACGTAAGGTCGAATTCGCCCGCAATTCTGTTCGCCGTAGGTGTGGCCGGCGTGGTTGGAACTGTCGTCCTAGCCTGCAAGGCGACTCTCAAGGTCGAGGAACTGCTCGACGAACACCAGACCTTGCTGGAGATGACCAAGTCCGATCGGTTCGAGAAGGAATACACCGACGAAGACCGTAAGAAGGATCAGGTCCTGCTGCACCTCAAGACCGCCGGGAAGCTCGTCAAGCTCTATGCACCGGCTCTGATCGTTGGTGTGGTCTCTGTGAGTGCTCTGACTGGCTCGCATATCGTCCTGACCCGTAGGAACATGGCTGTGACTGCTGCTTACGCAGGTCTCGAGAAGGCTTTCCAGCAGTACCGGAATCGCGTGATCGGAGAGTACGGCGACAACAAGGACTACAAGTTCAAGCACGGTCTTGGCGTTAAGGATGTTCAGGCTATCGAGGGCGATCAGGTCGTGCTCAAGCAGGTCGTCTCGTTCGATCCAAATCAGTTCTCGGTCTACGCTCGGTTCTTCGATGAGCAGAACCAGAACTGGATGAAAGAAGACGAGTACAACTTCATGTTCCTGCGGTCGGTCCAGAACCACATGAACGATCGACTGCGAGCATACGGTCACGTCTTCCTGAACGACGTCTACGACGCTCTGGGAATCCCGCGATCTCGTGCCGGTGCTGTCGTCGGTTGGGTGCTTGGACACGGCGACGCATTCGTCGACTTCGGCATCTTCGACGGCACCAAGGAACGAGCACGCGCATTTGTCAATGGCGATGAGCGGTCGATCATTCTCGACTTCAACGTCGCCGGCCTGGTCTACAACCTTATCGAGGAGCGTTAGACATGAACATCAACAAGAACGTTCTTATTCCGGTCGGCGCCTCGGTTGCTTCTCTGGCCGCCGGCGTCGGTGTGGGATGGCTTCTCGCGAAGAGGAAGTTCGTCAAGCACTACGAGGCTCAGATCGCTGCTGAGATCGAGGCAGCTCGGGAGGTCTATAACCGGGTGACCAAGAAGGCTCAGTACGCAACTCCCCAGGAAGCCGCGGCCGCGCTGCATCCGGACGAGAATATCCTGACGGAGATTCCGAAGGGAAAGACTCTCGGTACAGTTATTCGGAATTATCAGGGCATCAATCCGGCTCTGGATGTCACCGGCGACGTCGCGATCATCAACGGCAGGGATCCGCACGAGGTCAGCATATTCGACGAGTCCAACTCCGATCTGAAGCTGCCTGAGGATTTCACGGTCGAGGATCTCGAAGCCCGGACCGAGGACGAGCCGTACATCATCACTGTCGACGAGTTCGGAGATGCCGAGCCCGGCTACGGGAACGTTACGGTCACCTTCTTCGAGGGCGACGGCGTTCTCGTGGATGACCAGGAAACTCCGATTCGTGATTTCGATGACATGATCGGCGAGAAGAACCTCGAGCACTTTGGTCAGTGGTCCGGCGATCGGAACGTTGTCTATATTCGCAACGAAAGGCTCGCCACCAACTTCGAGGTCTTGCGCAGTAAGCAGTCCTACGTCGAGGGCGTACTTAAATACGTCGATGCTCGTCCGGACACCATGCGCCGTCGTGGGCCACGTGACGATGGGTGAGAAAGCTTCTTGACGAGCTATATCTCGAATGGCTCTACGATCAAGTTGCCGATACGAAAATGAAGTCCCCGATCAAAACATATTGGAAGCTGTTACGACAGCTGTATACCAAAGAGTTTGTCTGGTTTGTCCCTAACGACGACAACCGGATAGAGGACGGGAAAGATCTGCGGTACGAGTTCATCGATCAAGCAGAACTCGATGATGTAGATCTGAGCTGGGTCGATCTAGGATGCTCGATGTTAGAGCTCTTAGTTGGTCTGGCTCGACGGATGGATTTTGAATCTGAGCGATTCAACATCTCAGGTGCATTCTGGCAACTCATAGATAATCTCGAGATACGTGCGGATGATACTCGTAGATTCCCGGATAAAGTCAATCAAGCTCTGGAGAATGTGATCTACCGCACTTACGATTGGAATGGGCACGGGGGTCTGTTCCCGCTACAACATCCAGCAAAAGATCAACGTGATGTAGAACTCTGGTATCAATTGAGTGCCTATATCCTGGAGAACGAATACTAGGGCGAGAGGAGGGTAGATGGATTTCTTTCAGATCTGCACGAAAGAGACCAAGGGCGGAGTCGAAGTATATCCCGACTTCACTGTTGGTCGATCCAAGGATCTTATGGTCCGAGGCGGCTCATTTTATGCTATCTGGGACGAAGGACTCGGTCTGTGGTCTACGGACGAGTACGACGTTCAACGGCTTGTGGATAAAGATCTCCATGACTACGCCGAGAAGCTAACAGCCGAAGGTACTCAGTGCAGTGTTAAATACCTCCGCTCGTTTACTAGTAACGGATGGCAGCAGTTCCGCAGGTTCATGGCCAACGTAAGCGACAACAGTCACACTCTTAATGAGACTCTGACGTTCGCTAATACGGAGGTGAAGAAGAATGACTATATCTCTAAGCGACTGCCTTACGCTCTGCAAGTGGCTCATTGTCCAGCATGGGTTGAGCTTGTCGGTTCGCTGTATGACAGTGATGAGCGTCAGAAAATTGAGTGGGCGATCGGCGCTGTCATTTCTGGAGATTCTAAGAAGCTCCAAAAGTTCCTGGTCCTCTACGGTCCAGGAGGTACGGGAAAGTCTACGATACTCAACATCGTACAGAAAATATTCGAGGGCTACACAACGTCGTTTGAAGCAAAAGCGCTTGTTGGAAACAACAACTCATTCGCAACGGAGATATTCAAAGGACACCCACTTGTAGCTATCCAGCATGATGGGGATTTGTCCAAGATTGAGGACAACACCAAGCTGAACTCAATTATCTCGCACGAGGAAATGACACTGAACGAAAAGTACAAACCGAGTTATACCGCCCGTATCGACGCATTTCTCTTTATGGGTACGAACAAACCGGTGAAGATATCTGATGCCAAGTCGGGGATCATCCGTCGCTTGATCGATGTGCATCCGACAGGCTTCACCTTCAAGCCGAAGCATTATCACTCTCTGCTGGCTCAGATCGATTTTGAACTGGGTGGGATTGCGAGTCACTGTCTCGAGGTATATCGCGAGATGGGAAAGAACTACTACAATGCATATCGGCCGCTGGACATGATGTTCCAGACTGATGTGTTCTTCAACTTCATTGAGGCGAACTATGACATATTCAAGCAGCAGGACGGAGCGACTCTCAAACAAGCATACGCACTATACAAGGACTACGTCCAGGAAAGTAGTTTGGATTTCTCGCTTCCTTTGTATAAGTTTCGAGAGGAACTTAAGAACTACTTCGAGACGTTTGTGGATCGAATCGTTCTTGATGGAACGAATCTTCGGAGTTACTATTCGGGATTCAATGCGCAGCCCTTTAAAGTTCCACTCGTTCAAGATACACAAACCTTCTCCTTGGTAATGGACGAGACCACATCCATATTCGACCTTGATTGTGCTGATCAACCTGCGCAGCTGGCCAAGGAAGACGGGACGCCTACGATCGGTTGGGCCTCAGTCAAGACTCGCTTGGCCGATATCGATACGTCCGAACTCCACTACGTAAAGGTTCCTGAGAACCATATTGTGATCGATTTCGATTTGAAGGGAGACGACGGTGGACGAGATCTTGAGCGAAATCTTGGAGCGGCTAGCGAGTGGCCAGCCACTTATGCCGAGCTTAGCAAAAGCGGCGCAGGAGTCCATCTCCATTATCTTTATGCCGGGGATACATCCGGACTCAGTTCGAGTTATAGCGACGACATCGAAGTTAAAACCTTCTCAGGATGGGCATCGCTACGTCGCCGCCTCAGTCGATGCAACAATGTACCGATCGCAACCCTGAATGGCGGTCTCCCGCTAAAGGAGAAGAAGATGCTCCAAACAGATACCATCAAGAGCGAGAAGGGACTAAGAGACCTTATCGCCCGAAATATGCGCCGGGAGATTCATCCAGGAACAAAGCCGTCGATCGACTTCATTCACAAGATCCTCGAAGAGGCATATCTGTCTGGTATGACTTACGACTTGACTGATCTTAGATCCAAGTTGTTGGTCTTCGCCAATGGCAGTACGCACCAGCCTCTGCCGAGTCTCAAGGTTGTCCAGACGATGAAGTTCCATTCGGACTGGGAAACTGAGGAGGTGAAGCCGATTGTCGTAGAGACTAAGGACGATCGACTTGTCATGTTCGATGTCGAGGTCTTCCCGAACCTGTTCGTTGTGTGTTGGGGATATGAAGACTCCGACATTATTGTTACGATGATTAATCCGACAGCTCAAGAGATCGAGGAGCTGTTTAAGTACAAGCTGGTGGGGTTCAACAACCGGCGGTACGACAACCATATGCTCTACGCCCGATTCCTGGGGTACGACAATGAGCAGCTGTACAAACTCTCGAAGAAGATCATCGATGGCGTCGTGGGCGCGTTGTTCGGCGAGGCATACAACCTGTCTTACGCCGATATCTACGACTTCACGTCTAAGAAGCAAGGACTCAAGAAGTACGAGATCGACCTTGGTATCCATCACATGGAATTAAATCTTCCGTGGGATCTTCCCGTTCCTAAAGAATTCTGGTTGAGAGTAGCAGAGTACTGTTGTAACGATGTACGGGCCACCAAGGCTACCTTCAAATCTCGTAAGCAGGATTGGGTTGCTCGACAGATTCTTGCGGAGCTCAGTGGTCTGTCGGTCAACGACACGACGGCTAAGCATGTCGCGAAGATCATATTCGGCGATGATCGCAATCCTCAGCGAAATTTCGTCTACACCAAGCTTTCTAAGGACTTTCCTGGGTACGAATTCGATCGAGGAAAGTCCACATATCGTGGCGAGCTGGTCGGAGAAGGAGGTTACGTCTATGCTGAACCAGGCATTTATGAGGATGTTGCTCTTCTGGATGTGGCCTCGATGCATCCAACGAGTCTCGTTAATCTCAATGCATTTGGTGAATACACCGTGCGGTTCGCTGAGCTCCTCGAAGCGCGTCTGGCGATTAAGGCTAAGGACTACGACTTGGCCAAGGGTCTTCTGCAAGGCCGACTCGCCAAGTTTCTTGATGATCCTAGTGGTGCTCAAGGGTTGGCCGATGCTCTTAAGATCATCGTCAACATCGTCTACGGGCTCACCAGTGCCAAGTTCGACAATTCCTTCCGCGATTCTCGGAACGTCGACAATATCGTCGCGAAGAGAGGCGCCCTATTCATGATCGACCTGAAGCATTTCGTCCAGGAGAAGGGTTTCACGGTAGCGCATATCAAGACGGACTCGATCAAGATTCCGAATGCGACACCAGAGATCATCCAGGAAGTCATGCTATTCGGGGAGAAGTACGGCTACAAGTTCGAGTACGATCCACACAAGGACCACTACGAGGCTTTGTGTCTCGTGAACGATGCGGTCTACGTGGCCCGGAAGCTGATCGACTTCGGTGATGAGGGACAGACGAACGAGAATGTCTGGACGTCTGAGTTCACCGCCGTCGGCGCTCAGTTCCAGCATCCGTATGTCTTCAAGACGTTGTTCAGTCATGAGGACATCACGTTCGAGGACCTGTGTGAGACCAAACAGGTAACTCAGGGAGCGATGTATCTTGACTTCGAACATTCTCGTCCTATGGCTCTTGTCGAGGGCATGCATTTCGTTGGTCGGACTGGTCGATTTGTTCCCGTGGAAGAAGGTTTCGGGGGCGGTGTACTTTACCGTGTTAAAGACGAGAAGAAATATGCGGTATCGGGTACGAAGGGCTATCTTTGGCTCGAGGCCGAGATCGCGAAGGATCTAGGAGACAAGTTAGATATTGATCTGGGCTACTTCGAGAAGCTGGTGGAAGACGCACGAAACACCATCGACTTCTTCGGAGAGTTCACGAGGTTCGTCGGAAAGGAATAGAGCTATGCCCCTGTTCAGCAGATATCGTCTCATCCCTATCCCAGCAGACGTGGTGGAGTTAACTGAGCGCAACATCGAAAAGGTAGCCAAGTGGTGTGGCTCTGACATGATCCATGAGACTAATCCGCGTCAAGGCAGTGGCGTTATGCCGAGATTGTTCATTATGGTTCCAACTCAATCTGGACCTGTAGTGGCGATGGTTGGAAGTTTTGTCGTTCGATCAATGGGCGGTGGGTTCGAGGTTCTATCTCGCCGTCAATTTGAGGCTTCATACGAGAGGGCGAGCGACTGATGTTTAACGAACATGTTCGAGCTCTGGTTGAGAAAGAAGATCAGAAGCTAAGAGAAATCTACGAAACAGTACCTGAAGACTATTACCTCTGCGTTCATGATCACGAATATCAGTGGTTCCAGGAGGGGTTTGGTCTTAGACTAATTCACCAGCAAAGCTTCCACCCCATTCCAACTCCTGAGTATTGCGAAGCTAAGGTGTCCAAGAAGCAGTATGGCCCGAAGGTCTGACATGCCTAAACGCGGAATGATGTTGAAAGACGTTCTCGAGATCAATCGACTCCTAAGCGTCATTGATTTGGTTGATCGAAAAAGGGGCTGGGAATTGATCGCTGGCGTAGTTCCTACGACCATAAACATCTACGAACCTGACCCGACCTTCATCGCCATGCTAATGCCCAAGTACTTATTTCGGGCTTACGTCGGCGAAGATTATTTCGTTCATGCCAAGAGTAGGCACGGTCGAAAAGTTTTGCACCCAGATGCCCAGAAACTCTAAGTACAACTGCCCTATCTGTGGCGCGGTGGGAAAACAGCAATGTGTCCGGGGGAAGATCGGGAGTCGCGTGTGGTTTAAGCAGCTTCCATATTCCCCCGGACATCAGTCGAGATGGCGAATTAATAAGGAGGCCTAATGGCCGCTCACACATGTCCAAAGTGTGGAAAACTTCGTAAAGTAGATAATCAAGTCGACAAATTCGGATGGCAACAACCTCCTTGTTATAACTGCGGCGATCCTGGTTATTACGAAGTTCATGGCGCAGAAGAAAATCCAGCGCGACTTTGGGTGACTGCAAAAAATCAAGAGTGGGTTGCTGAAGTTTCCGGGTTGTCGTTACCACACGTTAAAGCCTTGTATTATCAGGCGAGAACACGCAAAGAAACCTGTACGATAGTCGTACGAAAAAAGGAGAATGAAATGGCAAAGGACCCGCAAGAGAACGAAGTGAACGGTCTTGAGGTTGAGGACCGCGGCTATATCCTGGCTCTGCCAAGTCGGGCTTGTGCAATCGTCGACGCCTACATCATGTCGCGGCTGGACAAGTCGGACGAGAAGGCTGAGTACGAGGTCTACGTCGTCTGGTTCAGCAAGACGCTGCAGAACTGGAAGGCCCTGCTGAGCAGCACGCTGCCGGACGGGAAGTACTACGAGGTTACGTACGATGGCAACATGTCTCGTACCTACCTCGATGTCTACGTCAAGGTCGAAAACGTCTGCATCAAAGACTGAGATGGAAAAACTATATCGGCTCAAGATCCCCGTCACGGTTAACGCAATTAAGCTCACTCCGGAGAACTTGAAGTGGGTGGCTCAATGGTGTGGCGGCGAGGTCGGAGTGATGGATGTTAACATCAAAATTCCGACCTTGTACGGGTCTATGTATGCTGTCGACGGTAACTACGTCATCAAGAAGCGTAACGGTGATTTCTTTATTCTGCATTCGTCTTACTTCGAGGACCAGTACGAACTCGTAAACTAGGAGGAATCGTGCCCAAAGAAGTTCCTCTTGTCATCTATAAGAACGATGGCGAGCGAGTTGTTATCGGTACGGCCATGGTGTACAATAATGGCTTTACTGACACGCGGGTCACGGACAAGGACCTGATTAAGAAGATCGGGTCAGTTGATCCCGACGAGTATTCGATCATCTCGGTCGGATGGACTCCTCCGGACTTCAAGGCTGATGTTCAGGTCGAAGTCAATCGGGGTGCTCATGATCTGATCCACAAATACAAGCAAGCTGTGAAGGAGTTGTAATGGATCAAGATAAGACGGTCTTGATGGAGGGAGTTCGGATTCTCTTCCGCAACTTCGCCGGCAAGGAAGGCCCGATGAATCGTGAGGGCGACCGCAACTTCTGCGTTCTCCTGGACGAGGAAGTGGCCGAGGCGATGCACGCGGATGGATGGAACGTCAAGCCTTTGCGGGCTCGCGAAGAAGGAGATCCGGATCAACCATATCTGCCGGTCTCGGTTAACTTCAAGAACCGACCACCGAAGATCTGGCTAGTGTCGTCACGGGGACGTACTCTGCTGTCTGAGGACGTTGTCGAGATCCTGGACTACGCCGATATCCTCTCGGTCGATCTGTTGGTCAACCCATACAACTGGACGGTCAACGGAAAGTCCGGCGTCAAGGCTTATCTTAAGACGGCTTTCATCGTGATCAACGAAGATGAGTTGGAGCTTAAGTACGCCGACCTGAATGAGCTCCCGACCCGCTCTGGAAAGGTGGACGATGACCCGCCGTGGAACCCGTAAGGGCGGTATTCCAGCCTGGATCTGGGTACTGGTAATCATCGCCGCGGTGGTCGTGCTGCTTATTCAGTCATGAACACAGCCGGCGCTATCGCCATTGGGTCGATTCTATTTCTTGGGATCGTTGCCAATGGTCTCGTTATCCGTTATCAAGGAAGGCATCCTGTGAAATTCAGGCGAATTCCCGCTGTCGTCGAGGCAATCCAGTTCACCGGCGACAACATCACAGAGATCTGGGATAAATTCGGTACGGCCGGGATCTATGGTCCGACTGAGAACAATCCGGACTATCTCTTGGTGGAGGCTCAAGCACAACTCCAAGACAGGCATCGGCACGTCAGGGCGTTTAAGGGCGACTGGCTTGTCAAGGGCCAGCTGAAGGACACGTTCCAGGTGTACCGTCCCATCGAATTCGAACTACTATATTCCAAGATTGAGGACTGATGTCTGTTCAGACCAGCTCGTTCGTCCGTAAGCCCTTCTACGTCGATGCACTGCAGGTGACCGAAGAGAACATGGGTGAGGTTGCTTCGTGGTGTCGTGGTGAGATCCGTCGGGCTTCGGCTCGTACGATTCCAACTCCGATGCCGGCGGCGAAGTACATCAAGGTCGACGTCACTCGAGCACAGCAGGAGCGTCAGACGATGGCGTTTGTGGGTGACTGGATTCTGCGTCTGGGATCCGGCTATAAGGTCTACACTCGTAAAGCATTCGAGCGAAGCTTCGAGCCGGTCCGTGAGGACGTCGAGGCGTTGCTGGATGAGGTTTTTCCGGAAACCGTGAGCGATCTCGCAGGTAATAAGTACAACGTCTAACACTTGTATGTGATGGATGGCGCTTTTGTATCCTTAAGGAGGAGATAACGTGTTCTTATTTGGGCTACGATCTACTTGCTGAATCAGGATCCCAGCACACTGCATCACTGAGTAGTAGGGGTCTCGTCGTAGAATTTACATGCCCTATAATGAGACCCCTATGAAAGGAACTAAAATGACTTCGGACGAACGCATCATCTACACCAAGTTGATTTTGAATCCCGGAATGACATACATCACACCAGATGGACAGCAGCTATATTTGCTAGTCACTGGCGGGATGATGTGCCTGACTGGACCAGACTTCAACTTGCTGAATGAAGCAGACATCAACAAGTTCATTCAAGACGCCTTAACCCAAACTCGTCTCGTAAACTAAAAGAACTGAGGGCCTAACCATGGCCTTTAGTTTTTGCCTTTTAAGGAGGAGAAATGTCGGAAGTAACTGAGCTATGGATGGCTAACGGAACGCATCAGGACGAAGCCGATCTGGTCAAAAGCGAAGACGTCTATATTCTTAGCGTTTATAGTGACGAGATAGCTAGAATACAACTTGACCGAAAGGACTTGAAAGATCTGTTCAACGCGATCGGGAACGAACTCAACATATGGTGGGGCAATGTGTCCATGAACGAGGTGAAACATGCTGGGACCGAAGTTGAAGGAACACCAGTTAAAAGCCCTTCAGAAGCTCTCTAACGGACGAATTCTGTGGGGGGGTACAGGTAGTGGCAAATCAATCGTTGCTGCGGCCTATTACATGAAAAAGGAGGCCGACGCTGACGTTTACGTGATTACGACAGCCAAGAAGCGTAACTCACTTGATTGGGAAGGGACGTTCGTAAAGTTCGGAGTTGGTAAGCATTTGAATGCAACAGTGGCCGGCGCTTTGACGGTTGACTCGTGGAACAATCTAGGTAAGTACAGGGATGTGAAAAATGCTTTCTTTATCTTTGATGAACAGCGTCTTGTGGGCTCTGGGAGCTGGACTGCTCACTTTCTTAGCATTGCAAAAGCGAACCGCTGGATTTTACTATCTGCTACTCCTGGGGATAACTGGCTGGATTACATCCCTGTATTTCTTGCGAATGGTTACTATCGCAATCGCACAGAGTTCAAGCGGGAGCATGTTGTATATAGTCCATACAGTAAGTTCCCTAAAGTAGATCATTACGTGGGTGTGGGAACACTGGTGAGACTGCGGAACCAGCTCCTGGTTGAGATGCCATACGAGCCGCATACCACTCGAGTGATGAAGCAGATCGAGGCTGAATACGATAAAGAGTTATTTGACAAGGTGGTGAAGCAACGATGGGATGTTTACAACGAACGCCCTATCAGGGACGTCGCGGGACTATTCAGTGTGATGAGGAAGGTTGTAAATTCCGACAAGTCGCGCTTACGCATCCTGACGGAGCTGTTGGCTACGCACTCGAGGCTGATTGTGTTCTACAATTTCGACTACGAGTTAGAGATTTTGAGGACCTTATCGGTCGAGGGATTGTCTATATCGGAGTGGAATGGCCACCGTCATCAGGATGTGCCGACGACTGATTCTTGGTTATATCTTGTGCAATATGCGGCAGGCGCGGAAGGTTGGGAGTGCACGTCTACGGACGCGATGGCGTTCTATTCTATGCCATATTCGTACAAACTGTGGCATCAAGCACCAGGTAGGATCGATCGGTTGAATACACCATATTCTACACTTTACTACTATACCATCACCAGTCGGTCACCAATAGACAAAGCTGTAACAGGGTGTTTGAAAGCTAAGAAATCGTTCAATGAGAGTGCATATCGGACAGACTTTGATGTCTGGAAAGCGTAGTATGTCTTGTATGAGCGAAATAACCCTTGTCACTTTGCCACTTTTACTTGAAAAAACTTCCCAGTAATGTTTTATGGGTATCTAATAGATACCTTATAAGAGATTATAGAAAGTTTTTCGAAGAATTTTTGGCAAAATGACGGGATGTGGATGAAAGGGATAAATAGGATGCAGTCAAGATGGAGTGTTATTCCAGAGTTCCCTAATTACTCTGTGAGTGACACCGGCTTTGTTCGTAATGACGATTCGGGAAAGTTGATGTCTGGTTTAGTGAATCAGCATAATTCTTTGATCGTCGGAATTACACGAGGGCATGTTCAATACAAGAGGGCCGTCGCGCCCTTAGTAGCTTCGGCATTTCTACCACCACCAAAACTAGAAACGTTCAACACGCCAATAAATCTAGATGGAGATCGAATCAATTGCCACGTCGACAATCTTATGCTCCGTCCGCTCTGGTTCGCGCGTAAGTACTTCGCTCAGTTCAGGTTCTTATATCCTCGCATCTCAAATCCGATCGAAGAACTAAAGTCTGGTGAATGGTTTGAGAACTCACGAGTCGCTGCTACCACACATGGTCTTCTAGATTTAGAGATCTTGATCGCAACGCTAAATCATACCTATGTATGGCCGACTTATCAGAGATTTCGCATCATTCCCCAAACAGATACCGTATAGCATCGCAAACATGCCCTATAATGGAAGGAGGAAGCCTGTGCTTGAGTCACGTTATCAAGCGTATCTCATCCGAAAGATCAAGGAAGAATTTCCTGGTGCTTTCGTGATGAAGAATGATACGGGTTATATTCAAGGCGTCCCAGATCTCAGCGTTCTATTCAACAAGAGTTGGGCTGAGCTAGAAGTAAAGACACACGCATCGCAGAGGCACGAACCAAATCAAGACTTCTATGTTAATCTGCTAGACGAAATGTCTTTCGCCCGGTTCATATATCCTGAGAACGAAGAGGAAGTCTTCCATGATCTACAACAAGCATTTGAACCTCGCCGGCATGCACGCGTTCTTAAGTCCAAGTAGTTATCACTGGCTAAACTATGATGACGATAAACTAGACCGTGTGTTCTACACAAATGTACAAGCACAACGGGGAACCGAGCTTCACACACTTGCACACGATCTTATTCGTCTAGGCGTCAAGCTGCCTGAGGATCAGAAGACTTTGAGTCGATACGTCAACGATGCCATTGGTTATCGGATGACACCTGAGTTGACTCTATATTACTCAGACAACTGTTACGGTCACGCAGATGCTCTTGGGTATCGGAATGACAAACTCCGAATCCATGATCTAAAGACCGGTGTTACTCCAACAACAGAACACCAACTCGAGATCTACGCAGCCTTATTTTGTCTCGAATACAAGTTCAGACCTTTCGATATGGAGATAGAACTTCGTATCTACCAGTCAGATGAGGTTCGAGTCTACGAGGCAGATCTCGATGTCATATTCCACATCATGGAAAAGATCAAGTACTTCGACAAGCGTCTCAACGCACTCAGAGCGGAGGTACTAGAGTGATCATTACCGAAGAGCAATATCTCGCGCACTACGGTACTCTTCGCCGGTCTGGACGATATCCTTGGGGTTCGGGTGGATCAGACGCAGAACACAATCGGAACTTCTTGGAGTTGGCCGCACAACTTCATAAAGAAGGAAAGACTGACACTGAGATCGCGAAGTATTTTGGTTTGACTACAACACAACTTCGTGCTTCCAAGTCGATTGCCAAGAACTCAGAAAAGCAAATACAGATCAACCTAGCACAAGATCTACACGACAAGGGAAATTCAAACGTAGCCATTGGTAAACGAATGGGTCTTCCTGAGTCATCAGTTCGTGCATTACTAGCGCCTGGTACCAAAGACAAGAATGATATTCTTCAGGCCACATCGAACATGCTGAAGGATCAGGTTGATCAGAAAAGATTCGTCGATGTTGGCGTTGGTGTAGAGCACTATCTCTCCATCAGCGATACGAAACTACGAACCGCTCTGGCTCAACTGCAAGAAGAAGGATATGAGGTTCACCCTATTCAAGTGGATCAGATCGGAACCAACAACAAGACCATTGTCAAGGTTCTCGCGCCTCCTGGTACTACTTATCGAGACATTGTCACTAACAAAGACAAGATCCAATCGCTTACTGATTATTCCACTGATGGTGGTCGTACCTACGTTGGTACACAAAAACCTCTCAACGTGGATCTGAAGCGGGTTGCAGTACGGTATGCAGAAGAAGGTGGCGCACAATCAGATGGCGTTATTTACGTTCGTCCTGGTGTGTCAGATCTAAGTCTTGGTGCCGCTCGCTATGCTCAGGTTCGTATCGCTGTTGGTGGTACGCATTACCTAAAAGGCATGGCAATGTACAAAGACGATCTACCAGCTGGTGTAGATCTAATGTTCAACACCAACAAGAGCAACACAGGAAATAAGTTAGACGCAATGAAGCCGCAGAAGCTTGACGATCCTACCAATCCGTTTGGTGCGTCAGTTAAGCAGAAGACTGATCCAGAAACAGGCAAAGTTATATCTGCAATGAACACGGTCAATGAAGAAGGCGATTGGCAGAAATGGTCAAACAATCTTTCTTCTCAAATGTTGTCTAAGCAGAGCCCATCTCTTGCTAAGACACAATTGAACATGACCTATGAACAATCTAAAAATGATCTTGATGAGATCATGAAGCTGACCAACCCAGCTGTTCGCAAGAAGTTGCTTGAAGGATACGCTGATGCAGCAGACTCTTCGGCTGTGCATCTTGAAGCAGCCGCGCTTCCTCGCCAAGGTCCGCACGTTATTTTGCCAATCGAATCGATGAAGGACACAGAGATATATGCTCCCAACTTCAATAGCGGTGAGCGTGTAGCTCTTATTCGGTACCCTCATGGTGGAACGTTTGAGATTCCTGAACTTACTGTAAATAACCGTCAGCCAGAAGCTAAGAAGTTATTGGGCGATGCTAAAGATGCAGTAGGTATCAACAGTAAGGTAGCCGAACGTCTCTCTGGTGCAGATTTCGATGGCGATAACGTTTGGGTTATTCCAAATAACTCAGGTAAAGTTAAAACATCGCCTGCACTGGCTGGTTTGAAGAACTTTGATCCCAAGTCAGCATATCCTAAGTATGAAGGCATGCCAGTAATGACGCCTCGTCAAAAGGGATTTGCGATGGGTGATATTTCAAACCTCATCACAGATATGACAATCCAAGGCGCACCAACGGCCGAGCTCGCTCGAGCAGTTCGGCATTCAATGGTAGTCATTGACGCAGAGAAACATGAACTTAACTGGAAACAGTCTGCCATCAAAAATGGTATTCCTGCATTGAAAGTTAGGTATCAAGGCAAAGCAAACGCTGGTGCTTCAACTCTTATTTCCAAAGCCACCGCTCGAATCGATGTACCTAAATTTAAACCCCGTGCCATATCAAAAGGGGGTCCAGTTGACAAGCAAACTGGTGAGAAGATATTCGAGAAGACTGGTGAGTCGTTCGTAGACAAGAACGGCAAGACTGTTATTAACACCACTAGATCTAAGAAGCTAGTGGAGACTAACGATGCGCATACCCTGTCCTCAGGCACGCCCATAGAGAAGGTCTATGCAGACCACTCCAATGCACTGAAGGCGCTAGCTAACACAGCTAGGAAAGAAGCGGTCAATACGAAGAATGCTGAATGGTCTGACTCTGCTAAGAAGGTGTACTCCAAAGAAGTAACCTCCCTCAACGCAAAGTTGGCCCTTGCTCAGAGAAACGCCCCTCTTGAAAGAGCCGCCCAGGTCCTAGCAAACGCCCTCGTTGCACAGAAGCGTGCCGCTAAACCCGGCATGGACGCAGCGGAACTGAAAAAGATCAAGTTTCAAGCTCTTACAGAATCCCGTATCAGAACCGATGCCAAGAAACAACGCATCAAGATAACCGATGACGAATGGGCTGCCATACAGGCAGGCGCAATTAGTTCTAACAAACTAAATCAGATCATTAACAACTCTGATCTAGACCGTCTCAAAGAACTTGCTATGCCCAAGACTGCTGTTCTGATGACGTCTGCTAAGACTGCTAGAGCTAAGCAGATGGTAGCATTAGGCTACCCACAGGCAGAGATAGCTAGTGCTCTAGGTGTAGGACTAACCACACTCAAGAAGACTCTTAGTGAAGGAGGCTGACAATGGTAGAGTCTATGCTCACTACAGTGGACAATCCATACAGTCCATTCACACAGTACGATGAGTGGTACGCCTTTGATGAAGGCAGTGGCTACCACACTACTGCCTTCCTAGCTAGGATTGCTGTTGTGTCTGATGATTCATCAGAAGCAGATCAAAGTTTAGCAATTGAAGACGCAATCGATGAGATTGTTAAAGAGAATGTTCTTGGAATTTATAGAAAAGTTCCTGATCCAAATGGTCAGAGCTCGGACGATTAGTTGGTAGGGGGCGGGGGGTCTCGCAGAAACCACCCCCCTTCTGCAT